AAGTTGGCACCTGGGGCGTATGGTGTACCTGCACCGTTAGGGGCAGTGTTCCAGCCGGTGAAGCTGTGGCCGGTTTTGGTGAAGCCGTTGTTGGCAATCTGGACGGTGGTGTCGTAGTTAGAGACAGTGTCTGGGGTTGCGCCACCGGTACCGGTGTTGGCATCGTAATGTATCTTGTACTGGTTAATTGTCCACTTGGCGTAGAGGGTGGTGTCGCTCGCTGGCATAGTGTCGGTGGCGAAGTTCCAGGCGTTAACTAGACCAGCCTCCTTGTACCAACCAGCAAAGGTGTGGCCAGTTTTGGTTGGAGCGGTAGGGGTGGTGGCTTTTGCACCAAAGGCAACGGTTTGGTCTGGTACGTTAGAGCCACCCTTGCTGTCGAAGTGGAGGGTGTAGTTGTTTACTTGCCATTGGGCATAAAGGGTAATGTCACCAGTGAGGTGGAAGTTGGCACCTGGGGCGTATGGTGTACCTGCACCGTTAGGGGCAGTGTTCCAGCCGGTGAAGCTGTGGCCGGTTTTGGCTAGGCCATTGGTATTCGCCTCTACGGATACACTATCGCCAGAGTGCAACGTCTCTCCAGTCGAGGCCGGCGGAGCACCAGCGTCAGCACCATTGGCGTTATATGAAACTGAATAAAGATTATTGACCGAGATAGTTAGGTGCTTATCGAACGTTTTCCCAGCCTTATTGGTAGCACGAACACAAATTTCCAAAGTAGTATTCTGCTCATAATCCGGTGACTGCGCAAGCTTAATTGCATTGCCATCAATTGCCACGAAGCTATTCTGCGCGCCAGCACAATCAAGGGTATATGTAAAATCACTTTGTGGCGAATTAACGGCATCGGTACTATTTAACCTACCCAATACTGTGCCGGTGGTGGTGTTCTCATCTACATCTGTAACGCCAGTATAATCCACTGCCGTAACGGTATACGCTGTACAATCTTTACCTGCATCTGTAATTATCCATGACTTTGTAGCAATCAAATCATTGCGCTTAGCCTCTGCCACACAGTAGTTACTGTTACCGCCGCCAAGCTTGACATTACCTCTGACAGCCTGCGCCTGCCAAGAAGTCAGCGTCGCATCATAGTTTGGCGTTGATATCTTAACGCCATCAAGTAATCTATCTGCATCTGTCAGACGACGTACATCCCAGTGCGCCAATGACTGGTCAAACCTCTCGGCGCCAGCTAGCGCCAAAAGGGCGTCCGTAAGTTGGGTAGTATTCCATTCACCGATAGGTTGATTAAACTTTTTTGCATACGCCAACACCGCCACCATAGTATTGACTTTGCTGACATCCCACGACTGAATGGGCTGGTTAAATTCATAGGCATTAGTGAACGTATTGTCCATATCTGTCACCTTAGAGGTATTCCAGCTTGAAATATTTTGGTTAAACTGACGAGCCCCAGAGAATGTGCTGTTTAGACTCTCTACATTTTTAGTATCCCACTGCCAATCAGCACCCTCGCCCTTTAGACTTTTGGCGTCTCGAAACATATAAGCCAGGCTGACAACCCGACCCATGCGTGGCTTGTCGGTAGCCTTTACATCGAGGTTCTCCGCCCCATCAAACGCGTGCTCCATATTTTGCCACTCATTCGTACCCCACTGGTCAATCGATATGACCTTGAACCTGTCGCCCCTGTAGTCAAAATATATCCTAGGAAACGCTCCAGCAATGCGAACCTTATACACACCAGCAGTCGCATAAGAACAGGTAGCATTACCTGTTTGCCCCGTCAAGACTACACCATTGCCACAAACCAACGTATAGTTGTAGCCACCACCGATCGTTGGAACCGTAAAAGTGTTTCCCGTACCCTTGCGCGTGTCGATCGTCATCACAAAGTCGGTCGAGTTAATTGCGTCGGCCTTAGCTAACTGGCTTGCCACAAAATACTGAGCAACCAAGACACCAACAGTAACCACAGCTATCGCACTAGCCAGCAACAGTCGCCTCGTCTTTTGCATTATCCTCACGCGTGACACCTCTATTACTTTATATGTTAGGTATTTAAAGCTAATGCTCTAATTATACTCTAATCATTGACGACCTACAACAGGCAAGCCACACTCAAAAGTTGCATCAGACGACGGTAGAGAAACGCACTAGTTACTTTGACAGATATAGAAGAGGCAGAGCAAGACGGATGGGTAGTAAGGCATTGTATTCACTATACTCTTACTTTGTGGTATAATATGCAAACAACCCCCTCCCCATAAAACGGGTAGGGGAGTGTCCGCACCTACCAAGAAGGGCAAAAAAATGACAACTTACGACAACCCGCTAGCCGAGGCACTAGCGAGCCTCTGCGGCCACACGGTTACCATAGAGGAGGAGGAGAGCGACGATGTGCTGCTACATATCGTTAAAAGCAGCAGACGGAATCGCTCGGCAAGTTTGGTTATACGTCTAAACCCCAGCGACATAAGAGATTGCCAGTTCATAGCGCACGGTCATCGTGCGTATAATCTGGCGCTGCGGCTTATCGACAACCTACTGGAATACACCCCAGGGAGATGCAACATCTCCCTGGAGATGTCAGAGGAACGTCGTAAGCGTCGTCGGAGGTAGTATGTGCGGATGGCCCGTAGACATTGTTCTATGGGCCATCTTTCATATTATAAATAAGTCAGAAAACATTATAGAACAAAAATAGAACATACAATATTTTATTTCTGTAGATACATTTTTGATTGTAGAAAAACTATATAGACCTAAAACTTTCAGAAAGTGCAAAGATTTCAATCACTACGCAGGCTCAAAAGGACCGAAGGAAGCGTCCGCCCATAAAAGGGGGATCATAAAAATCAGACCAGCCACATAAAAGAAAGGAACCGTACATAACTAACTTACGAAATAAAACTAATCAATTTTTATCCATAGACTTAACGTCGCACAATATACCTTGTATTTGTCAAATATGTCGCAAAATAAAGTATATTTTATAGAGGCGGATAAAATAATACTTATTTTTTTGCAAGTGTTTGTTTTTTACAACACGGGTCTGCTAAAATGGCATTATGGAAAAACTAGCAGAATTTTTATCAACAACAGACGGTCAAATAAAAATAGTTTTATTTGTTGCTATTGCAACATTCCTAGCTTGGGTTGTTGCAATATACTGGGATAACAATAAGCAGTTAAGTAAGATACGCGAGCTGATCGAAAAGTTTTCTAAAGAAGATATTTCGGAACCTCGTAAGTAACATTAAAATCTGTTGACGACACCAAAGTAGACTCATCAATCTTATGGCTTAGACCAAAAATATCATATAGACAATTATGATATTTTAAAGGCTTGCGTAAATTACGCGATGACCAGTAGCGTTTTCGATTTGAGATCAAAACCATGTCTTTAGTGATATATTTAGCTATATAGTTAGCAACTTTTTGCTTGTCATCGTCGTCGACGTGTTGAGCGTTAGTGAAGCCGTAGCGAAAAGAAGTGACATTATACACACGTCTATTATTTTGAATAACAGTCGTTTTTTTCATGGTGAATGGGGCGCTGGCCACGAGAGCATGAAAGTGTATAGCACCATCTTTGTGTTTTTCTGGAACTATTAGGTATCGAAAATCTCGAGATTTTCGACGCTGACGCTCAAGGAAGCTCTGCATTTTGATATAACACATATCCAGATCATAACGGTTGACTTTTTTCGGAGAAAACGTAAAGGTAACAAATAAGTTAAAATCATTGCAATGTACGTAATCTTGAATTGTACGTCTTGTGCGTCTCACTGAAACCGATAAACTCTCGTCATTTTGAGAGATTGTTATTTTTTGTTTTTTTGTTTTTCTCTTTTCTAAATCTATAGGGGTTTTATATATAGTTACTCTGTACATAGCTGGATACTCCTTAATAGTATCGTGAATTTTATGCATGTGATTGACGCTCCTATTACCCCCAAAAAGAACGGTTAAGTGTTCTGGTTTCAAGTAGCCTCATCGCGCCAAGGCGCGTCTCGGCACGCGCGACGCTTCCGTGTGGTGGAAGCGTCCGCGTCGCGCGTATCAGGTTTAAGCTACACCACCTGAAAGCTTACGTCGAAGCGTTCGAACGCCCCATTTAGCAAGCGAAACTGCAAGAATAGTACCTGCAATCACCATAATAAATGGACCGAACTTCACAAACGTGTCAACTAGCTGAGCTGGATTAAAAGCCCCTGTCAGCGCTGTAATTTGTTCAGCAGACATGTATTTTTTCCTTTCTCGCATTGTTAGAGGGCGCGACCCCCTGATTTTCACCGACAACCTGAAACGTGTCATAAAGATCGTAGATCTCGTTATGGCGCTTCCATATACAGATATCTACAAGAGATCCTGTATATTTATTTAGATTGTCGTCAAATTTAAGTGAGGCACCATCTAGCCAGAGTTCCATCTGGATAGGGCCAAAATGGAAACAACGCACGACATACGCAAGTTGTCGACGATAAATAGTGTCAAGATCTAATAATTCTTGACACGTGCCAACAATACTAGTATTGCGCTTACGCTGTTGTTGGATGGCTTTGCGCATTTGCGAGCGGGTATAAGAATCGGTGTTATCACGCTCTAATAGAACTTGAATTTCATCGAGAGCGAAAATGGTTGGACGAGACTGACGCTTTGTCAGAATCTTTTCAGCTATTTCAGTCTCTTGAATGATGTCGTCAGCATAAACGTAATCAGTCGCGCTATACACACGAGCATTCCACTTTAGCTGTAATTTTCGCATATATCGAGATTGAGATAGACTTTTACCGCCTCCTTGCTTGCCAGTAAACAGGACCATGCCAATAGGAAAGCCGTTTTTTAGCTTTCTGCGAGGTTTTATAAAACTCTTAAAGTCAATTTTTAATGACATTTTCTACCTCGAAATTACAATAAATACACCTAAAGGAATAAATGGAATACCCGCATAGATATAAAGTCATTACTTGCTTAAAATGGTGTAACGAGCTTTCACACATGACTATGGCCTTATCCACGCCCACAATTTTTTTATAATTTGAATTGCAGGAGATGCAGTAATGTAAAGCGTAAACGTTAAAAATATACAATTCCAGAGAAATGGGTAAATTCCAAATAGATATACTATTGTCTCTGGAATTGAGCCAACAAATGCAAGAATTGAACGCACAGCAGACGGAATTACACCAATTCCTGGAATCTGTGCAAATATGAGGTCTATCGGGACTAAAACTATCTGGAGGGGCAGTATAAGAATGGTAGCAATAATATGTATGATGTCGCGGATATTCAT